GTATTGCCAGAATACCGTAGTATTTCCAACAACACCAGTGCTAGTGTCATATCGCGGCCAAGGATTTGGACCACCTGCAACAGTTGACCGCAAAGCAGGTGGTGGTGTATCGTAGAAAAAGCTGAAATCATCTCCAGCAGCTTTCCAATACGAGGGTGGTGCATAAGAAGTAGTACTAGTACCAGTCTGCACCGAAAACTGGTAATCCCAAACAGGATCAAAAAGGACATTAAACTGGGACCAATCTGTAGTTGAGCTGCCCTGGGCAAGAGCACAATAGAACTCATTAACGCCCAGATACTGATAAGTAGACAAATAAGGAACAGTGCACTCAAGAACATTAGTAATGTTCTGAGAAGCAGCAGCTAAACCATCTTCAGCTCGGTTAGAAAACTCCGAACCAACATAAATGGAATTTGTGCTATAAGCACCATTATCTTCCATCTTCGCAGCAAAGTTAGAAAAATCAGTAACACTACCAATGAAAGGTAATTTTAATTTTATCTGACCTGACCAAAACAAAAAGGTATTTGCCCACAAGTCAAAACAACTCTGAACACCAACATTAGTATACGTCCCAGCAGATATCTGGGTGGTAGGCATAGGACCAGCAAACACAGGAAAAGCTCCGGCAGCTGTTGCCTCATTCCACCTCTGACACATACCCTCAACATCAAGATAATCATCTGACGCATTAGGCAGTGAGTAACTCTCATTAAAGATAGGATCAACAACAGCAAACTCCGAAACACGCATCTGACTCTCAAACTGAGATGAAGGTATACGGGTAGGCGATGGGCAAACTTGTGAACGAAACTCAAAATCCGGACCAGCAGACTGGAAAACATACAAAGGAATAACAGGGGTAACGTCTCCAGTAGAGTAAGGAGGATTAATCTCATGAAGCCACAAAAACGGACCACGCGTATCATTAGAAACAACGTTATAGGAATACTGACCAAGAGTCCTAGACCACTGCGTACCATAAAGATAAGGAATGGTAACACTAACAACAGTAGTCCCACGAACAGTAATGTCTTCAATAATCTCACTTCCAAGCGTCCCCAAAGGAGCACTGGAGGCAGACGGTATATAACTCAAAACAAGATTATAACGTGCCGAAATGAAAGGAGAAGAAAAGAAGACAAAAGTATAGGTAATTGAACCTCTCCATAATCTAAACATCTGAGAAACATAATTTATTCGAGAGTAACGAGAAATAAGACCATAACACATCCCGACACTGGAATCAACTAAGAACGTAGAGAAGAAGCCAGATACAAGGTCAGTAAGGTAGACAAGAGTAGGTTTTCTAATATAAGAGGAGATAGTATGCCTTCGAGACTCGGCAATCTGACTCCCAGTGCCAAGCAAATAACGAGCTCTAGAATAAACAAGTGAACCAAAAACATTGGGCTTAAAATCTTGCTCACTTTGATCATCCTCCGGAGAGTCTTTCTTTTCTCGATTCTGTTTCCGTTTTGGAAGCTTAGAAGAAGCTTCCGCAGCGCGGGAAACAGTAGTAGCAACATCAGAAAGCTCACTAGTCAAAGGCTGACCACCAGAACCCCCTCCACCTCTCAATAACATAGGAAGAGTTTGTGAGGCGGCGCCAAGAAAAGCTCCGGCGGCACCAGGAACATCAGAAAGCACCTTGTGCAAATTCTGAAAATTTGAAGAAGCCTTCATCTGAGATTCAAAATGAACTTGCTTTCCTCTAAAAGGAGTAGGTTCAAAAGAATTATCAGCCATGGGACCGGCAGTTTCAACACCTGTAAACCTACAAAACACTTGTATATGAGCCAAAAGAGTAGTTTCTGAAGATAATCTTTTCAGACAATGTGGTTGAGAAATTATAGTAAGAGGATGAAGATTTCCAAGTGCAATAGGAGTATATCCTATACTAGAATAAAGAGAGAGATCAATCCACTGAGAGGGTGACAACCAAGGAGAAGAAAGAATAACATCTTGCTGTTCAGAATAATCCAAAAGAACGGAGTCAGAATGAGATGCAAAAGCATTGATGTTATTATATTTTTGTGCAACAGCAGGAAGACAAGTTACTATAGAACATCCATAAAGAAAAGGAACAGATGAGTATTGAAGCCGATATTCCAAGGTTTTGAACCTAAAATAACGGAAGGTAGAAAAAGCTTTTTGTATAGCAAGCTGACCCTCAAGTAACGAAACAGCCCCAAAAATTATATTAGTTGAAAGCGAGGCAGAGTCATTTACAGCAATAGAATCGATTGCATACCATCTTTCCAAAATTTGTTTGGGGGTCTGATCAGGATATGGGTTTTGAATTCCTGGCATCGGTGCCAACTCGTCCGCAACCTCTTCTATCTTAGTTTCCTTATCCTTGAAAGTTGAAAGTCCTTTTTCTACGGACTGGGGGGTTTGCTCACCCATGGTGAGTTCAACAGTTTGTTCGGCAATGCATAAAACGTAAGCCCTCTCTGATGCATTAGTAAGAGAGAACTAGAACATAGTCATCAGACTGAAAGCAGACACGAAGTTGACAAAGCTTCGGCAGATCTATTCAGTC